AAGAAAACTGTGGCATGGAAGTGCATGCGCCTTACCACGTTCCTGAGCATGAGACGGAAGATTCATGAAATTCAAACGAGGCTACGGCCAGCAGTACGGAAAAAGTACGCGCATGGAGGACGAGAACGGTGAGCCGTAAGCGTTTGCCTTGCCCTTACTGCGGCGCAATGATTTGCGTCGGCGGCCGGTACGGTCGACACCTGCAATGCTGCCTCCGAATCAAGGTTGAAAATTTGGTTAGAGTGGCGAACAGGTACGGCTACCACATGAAGGCCTGGCTCTCCGAGGGGCATGTGATTCTCGAGAACCTTACTCGCGAAGAACTGGAGATTGAGCTCCTAGAGGCCAACATCACATGACCCGAAATGGTCGTCAGAAAATCAGGCGGCGCCTCATCTCGAAAATGAACTACATGCAGCGAGACCTGCAAGTCTACTTGGAGAATCTCTCAATCTTTGAACGGAAACATGTCAAATCAATTCCAATCGGAGACCACAAACAAGTCGTGAAATTGTTACTATCACTTGCAAAATGCTACCAGATCACCTTGGAGGAGTGGAGCCTTGCCGACAGTTGAACGGCCGGCCGTGATTGTGCAGAGAGTCCTCACAACGGAGGCTGCTTGAAATGCGCTTGATGAAACTAGAATTTGAAGGTAACGAAAGCAGCGAAGAACTGGCAACTGTTATTTGGCGAGTAAAGCGAACAAAACTGAAAAACTTCCTCTTCCTATCTTCAAAATCCATGACTGTGGTAGACAAGAAAACGGCTTTGAAACTACTCAAAGCATTGCAGCAAAACCCAGGACTCGTAAGCGAGGTTGTTTGAGAAATGAGGATAGATACAATCTTCATAATGCCGAACGGTATGGTCGCAGTCTTCGATGAGAATAAACAGCAGGTTCAGAAATTTCAGGGATTTCTATTCGACATCGATTTCCGAGAATTGGGGAAATTCGTTGATTATTCCACGAAGGTTTGCATAGGCACGACGCAGAAAGTAGAATTCGACTGGTGGCTAGAAAGAAGCGAGGCTACTTGAAGATGAGCTATAGTTACGGTGTCGTTCGTGGTGTTGCTGAATGTGACGATTGTGAATGGAAAACTACGAGTTACAAGAACGCCCAAGCCATTGCGAAGATTCACGCGAAGAAGTACGGTCATAAAGTCAGAGGCGAGCTTGTAATCTTGTTCTACTACGACTACCGAAAAGAGGGTGCTTGAGTTGGAGTGGGCTCGTGCCATCGATTTAGCGAAGAATATTCGTTTGCTACTCTTAGCATCCTGTGAGCGAGTGGAGATTGCGGGTAGTCTTCGACGCATGCGTAGCGAAGTCAACGACATCGAGCTTGTTGCCGTTCCGAAACGGAATCCTTTCGACCAACTTCACCTGCAAATCCTAGACATGCTCTCACATCACTTGCTCGAACCTGGTTTGAAGTCGAAGGACGGCAAGAAGGCTCCATGCGGCCCACGTTACTACCGTCTGCAAATCCCGAACCCCCCTTTCCAACTCGACCTCTTCGCGGTTTTTGAACCCGCGGATTGGGGCATCATATTCACAATCAGAACTGGATCCGCCGCGTTCTCACATTGGTTAGTCACCGAAGCCCTACGCCGTGGCTTCAAGGTGCAGGATGGGCAACTATTCAAGATCGACCGGAAAACGCAACCCTGGATCCTCACAAAAATTCCCTGTCCTAATGAAGGAGACCTATTCCGCGCCCTGGGTCTCGCATTCATTGATCCTCCTAACCGCGAGATACCACCCTCCATTTCCACTGCGCCCCAATCATCATCATTATCAAAATAGAATATAATAATAAAATAAAATAAAATAAAATAAAATGGAAGGTGTTCCATTTGGGAAGAAAGCTAGAACCGCATGGGAAAACAGCGCAGATTGTCATTCACCCTAAGAACGAGGAGGAAGGTGAACTCTTCCGGAAGTTCAAAGGTGTTCTACTGAAGGATAATCAGACTATCAGAGAGTTCTTCCTATCGTCGATTCAAAGCAAGGTTGTCAAGGACAATCCGCAGTTGCACTTCGTGAAGACTAGCGACACCCTTGTTCTGTCGAAGAATCTGCCTGAAGTGGAACCAGCTGAGAAAATCACCTGTACCCGTTGCGGTGGGGAAGGGTGCCAGCACTGCGCGCAGTTTGGATATTATTACGAGGAGTCGGCGCCATGAGGACTGAGTCTCATCACGTTCATTGCATACACTTGGATTGCATTCAAGCTGGGTACTGCTGTCTCTGCGAACGCCTTGTGAAGAGAACCATACCGAAAGAGAAGCCAGCTAGGAATCCGGATGATCCGGGCGTGGAGCAAAGCCTCAAAAATCTAGGACTCTAAGGATGTGGGAACTTGAGCTGCTTGAGGTCTCGCTCTCAGCGTAGCTGAATTGTAGCTACATCGTAGCTACATCGTAGCTACTTTTGCTTGTCTGTAGCTGGCCAGCTATAGATGAGCTTTTCCGCAATTCAAGCAATTATGATGCGGGTCAGCCAGCTGGCCGTAGAAAACGTAGCTAACAGCCATTAAGGAAAACTATTTGGTTTGTCATCCACTGAATTGGGACGACGATTAAGTATCCCCTTGTCTGGGAATACTCAAGAAAAAATGTGCACGAACTCATTCTTAAGGCTATGGCTGTTTTGGCCGTTACGAGCGCGGAAGGTTTAAACGTGAAATCTGTATCAACATAGGCTAAGTGATTGGCGGGGCGGGTGGGACTCGAACCCACGACTATGCGGGTAGTAGCCGCATGCCATATCCAATCTTGACTACCGCCTCGTTATCACACCTGAACGACATACGGCACGGTTGGTTAACGGGTCATCGAGCGAGGGACTAGCGTGTCTAAGAAAACTCTCGCTCTTACCCAATCCCTTCATTTTACGGCCAGCCGTCACCTAAGCGATATTGCTGATGCGTACGCATAATGCCTGCGCTTACCAGTGCGGGAGAGAACACCTTTGTGGACCAAGGCGGCTAGGCACATGGTCACAGTACCCGATGTGGCTTTGAGATTAAGGCGAGTTAGCTCAGTCTTCACATCACGGAAGGTTCTTGGTGTCCTAAAGAAACCCAACTCGACCAAGCTAACGAGATGTGGAAGGAGCGTAATGCGCTTAGATCGGTAGAGTGAAGCGCCGATATAGCTTGCCTCAGTTGGATCAAGGGCAATCACCCTTACGGGCTGGTCGAATTTCAGCACCTTTTGGCCCTCTTCGTCAGATACGGAGACGGTAACCCCGTTAACCAATTTTATTTTCATAAAGTTGCCTCAGAAAATCCTGCAACTGAATTGATTCGGTACGGCCGCCTTCGGCTCCAAGCCACTGCAAGTTCTGTCCTCCGCAAACACCACACGTCCTCCAAACCGATCCATCCGGCATCATGGTTCGATCCACATTCTCGCGTGTCAGGAAGCTGTTGCACTCTCGGCAGATGTGGGTGGCTTGCGAGAGGAGACCGGAGTCACGGAGTTCTATCCAATGCCATGGGTCGCCGTTGAACCAAACACCATCCCGTTGAATTTGCTGTCCGCACCCTTTGCAGCGGCAGCGGTAGGGTTGACTCATTGCTTGACCGGCTGGCCGGTCGGCCGTCGTGCCCGATTCCAGTATGGCGATTTGCAACCTGGGCAGACCTTGGTTTCACCCAAGGGCCTTGTGCGCGGAGCCCAGACATGGCCGCAACGGTTGCATCGATTTGCCTTCATAGTCACTGTTTGACTCATTTTCGTTTTCACTCCTAATCATCTGCCCGTAGAATTTCTGCGAACCAGTCATTGTCGTCAGCGATTTGTGTGATGCGCTGAATTGCTTCTCTGCGCGATACGATTTCGCATTCCTCGTAGAATTCACCTTTCTTGTCGCCGCCCGCGATTTCCACTTTGCCGTCACTGCGCAGAAAGAAACCGTCTACATCGCCGATGCTGAGTGCTTCTATGCGCCCGATGAGATCCGGGTCTTTCGTGAAAGTGTTGTGTGTCATGGGACTTGAAAAGGATAGTTTTCCTCGCTTCGATCGGTACACTTCCGCTGTCCAGCCCGCCGGTAATCCGAGGGCTTCTTTCACGCATCGTTCTAGTTCACTCATCTCATTTCACTCCTAATCGTCGAACCCATCCAGCAGCATTTTCTCGTATGCTGCGGGATCGTCGAGGCCCAGTTTCTTGTGTGCAAGTATGCGTTCACATTTCTTCACGTAGTCTTTTTCTCCCCAATAATTGAAGTCGTAGTACCCCTCGATCCCTGGTCTCTTCTTGTAGCGAAAGAGAACTTTCGCGCCGTAAAAGGTGACCGGGTTCGAGTTGAATTCAATCTCGGTCGTTAGGTCGATCCAACTTGTTGTCATATGCTTCACACCTATACCTATACTCATTAGGTATATAACTGTTACGACCGGCCATTCAGAAAATGAAATTGAAACATATGTTTATATGTGGGCATATGGGGACATATGTGCAGTGAAAGCAAATGAAGAAAACTAAGTATAGCAAAGAAGATCTCGAGTTCATAAAAAGCTGGGGCATCGAATCCGCAGACGCGAACGACGCGATTGCAAAACGTGTAGAAGCAGGAGAAATGGTCCAAGTCTGGGTGGGCTGCGACACGGGAAGAATGCAATGCAGCACACTTCACCAAAAATTCGAACACGGCGAAAAATATGAACACAGGGGAGTAAGTGTTTGGGTATCCGGCTGTGATGTCTGCGACCGGGGACTTCAGAAGTGCCAGGTCGTAGCGAAGTGGTTTGATGGGCATCAGATTCAATACTGTGTTGATGCCGCAGAGGCAGCGCGATACATCGCAGACGAAGAGCAAGTCGAAATCGCGAAGAGACTCGAGAAAACAAGACAGAAAGATGCTGAGATGACCCGAAGACAGAAACTAATCGACTTAGCAAAGGCAACTGGGCTAAAGCAGAGAATAAAGGAATGGTCTGAAGACTGTGATGGAAGCACAGATGAATGCAATGTTGACCATATGATCGAGTACGCTATGCCAGACGGGCGAGTGGAAGTGGAACGAGTACATACATATTGAGAGTGAAAGAAAGATGAGCAATTTGAGCGAGAAAATTGATTGGGCGATACGAACTTTCAACGACGCTGTTCTCCAAAGAACAGACAGAGATGGAAACAGATACGAAACAGAAGAGGAAGCAATAGCTCAAAACCTAGGACTTCTCTTCTACGTCAAAGAAATCTACCCAAACGGTAGGTTTCCCGCATGGGCTCGAGGGCAGCTTCAAGTATCCCTTGAAAAAATAGAAGCCGCCGGATTTAGATTCTGAACAGGTGCAGGAGGAAGAAACATGACGGAAGAAATCACGAGCATACGCGTACATAGAAAAACGCTGGGACTCATCGTGAAAGCGAAGCAGCATCCGCGGGAAACCTGTGAAGACGTGATTCTCAGACTACTACAGCCCACCGTCTAGCTTTTCACAGAAGACCGCAAGGGGCCAAGTCAGCAGCCCCATCGTTCCGACGAATTTCTTGGAGCCTCAAGCTCTCGTCAAGGACAAGCCAACGATTTCAATCGTTGGTAGCTGACTTGCCATTGAGGCCGAGGTCTTTCTTCTCCTGATCGCTCAGGTGCGAGTTGGATGCTAACCAGAAACGTATGCTCTCTCTGATGATAGTGGATCTGTCGCTGCCCTTGTTTGCGGCAACGCGGTCAACGATGGTTAGGATACGTGTGCTTTCTCGGTAGTGTACGACCTCAACTTTATCCTCAACCAAGATGTCTCACATCTAAGTACGCTATGTCCACGATATCACGCTTTCTATCACAAATGTTGAAATCCATGGTTTCATCGCGTCTATGTTGAAAAGCGAGAGCTCTAATCGCGCGTTGCAACCGCCCTCCGGGGGCAGGATCATTGAGCAAAAAGCATCTTGAAAATAAGTCGCCTAGCAAGACGCGGCGTGATCGAGAACGCGCAATCCAACACAGCAAGGAACTGGCGCAGAAGCGCAGAGAATCCTCGCAGCTGTTCGGTTTCGTGAAACTCGTCGGCGGCGAGATAATCAGCATCTACGAGGCGCAACTTCGCTTGGCCGCCGCGAACGCAGATGAGCCAGGGAAATTCAGGGAGCTAAGCAACAATCCGCACAGCTTCAAGGCGATCACAAAGGTCGATGTAGTGGAGTGGCATGATGCTGAGAGCATTCGTGATGAACTGGGAAATCGAGGGGAAGTTGACGCTGTGGCGCATTATCCAAGTCTCGGTGTCTTTCCTGGAATGGTTGTACGGGATCCGAACATGCATCCCCCTTACCGATTAAGGTATCGTTGATTTTCGTTCGTTCATGGTCACCCGAAACCTGCGAGAGCAGATGATAGCCGACGGCGCACCTCAGGCCGAGACTTCAACGACTGAGGATAACATAAACCTGCACGCTCAGCCCCTATCGGGCTTCGATTCATCACAAATCGGCGTCTCCCTTTCTGCGCTCGCAAGCGGGAGATAGAGAGGTGAAAACAGGCAATGAGTGAAAAGGCAGAGTCGGAAGCTGAAGTTGCTGCTGATTTAGCCAACCCGAAGCAGACTCAAAGCATCCTAGCCATAATCGTGGTTGGCGGTGCAGAGGTGGTTGCTGGTGTCGCTTGCGTGGCAGCAGTTATCCGCGGTGCGGATGCAACGATCTATGTGTCAGCGTTGGTGAACATGGCTTTGACTGCGCTCGGTTACTATTTCCTTGACAAACAAGCGAGCATGCCATAGACTGCTCGGTCGTTGAGAAGAAATCAGCGGAGTAAAAATTTTGTACATTTGTTGGAGATGACTTTGTTTGGCTCCTGAAGATGAGAATGAGGAGGCAGGGCAACTGCTGGACATCAAGCGTAACTATAGAAGTCAAGTCGCGGAGCTCGAGGTCGTCGCGAGAATGAAGTTGAACGCAGAGTTGCGGGAGAAGAAGAAAGAGTTGGCGGACAGGTGGGCTACGCAAATGACAGAGAAAATTCTGGAGAAAATAGCGGCATCATTGAAGCCGATCCTGCTGGAGGTGTTACGAGAAGATGAATGAAAATGGAAACGGGGAAGTGAAGGAACTTCTCGAGATCAAGCACAGTTACCGCAAGAATGTCATGGAGCTGGAGGGCAAACTACGCGCTGACTTCGAGAAGGATCTTGCTGATGCGAAGAAGCGGCTCCGGCAAGGGTACTTGGAGCGAATTGTGGATGTGATTTTCGCTGAAAGCCCTTCCCAGGACATTCCTGAAGAGACAGCGCCAGTCGAAGAGAAGGTTGAGGAACCCGACGAGGCGCCCAGCCCGAGCACCTGTCGTGAGTGCGATGCAACTCTTGACGCCGACGCGAAGTTCTGTTCGCAATGCGCATCTCCAGTTGAGGAGGGGACTTTGAGGAATGTCAATATCACGAAAGTCACTTCTGCAAGCCGCAAGCGAAGCATCCCAGTCCGCTAAGGAAATTGCTAAGCAAATTCTGGACAGCGACCTAGCACAACTCGCGATGATTGTCACAACGATTGTGGGCGCCGTCACGTACGGTTGGATTGAGGGCGCCGTAATCGTTGAACCATGCACGCGAACCGTCTGCCCAATCATGGGCACCGAAGCAATGTGGCTGCTAGGACACTTTTCAACTTACAGCGTTGCCATAGGTCTCCTGTTCGCATTAATCACGGGCGGCTTCGGACTTGTGAAAGCTCGAAGCATGTTCGCTAAGGGACGACGCTACTTCCTGTTCACGTTTCTTGGAAACTATCCTCTCTCCTGGATGCTTGAGGATTTCGCGTTTTTCTTTTTCAATCCAAGCAAGCAACCTACCGATCGCCTGAACCCTAATTCGTGGACAAACTGGGGTCTCGGCGGATTATCCGTCAACGACCCATGGCGATCCGGGGTCGCCCTTTGGATTCCAACATGGTATTTCATCGTGTTCTTGGCATGGCTGGCTTCAATGTGGATCGCGCATCGCTGCACCGTCTATGATAATCTCGTGAAAGATCAGATTGCAAGGGAAATCATACCTCAAACCATTCAAATTCCACGTGTGGTGAAACCTGTTGAACCTGAATCAGCTGATCATCCGGTTGCGAGGGAAACGAAAGCGCCGGAGACGCAAGTAGCACCCGAGACGGCCAGCCGACCTCGAAGCCCTGAGGCTGAGGAAGCCTTGAGGAAACTGCGCGAGAAATGGATGCGGAAAAACAGTGAATAAGTCGGCTCTAGAATTCTACATTGTCCTCTTCATCCTGACGTTCGTCGTCTCGGTTGAGTACCTGTATCAGATGCTGCCCCTGGATGAATTTCATGAGTTCCTGCTATTCGGCATCATCCTCGTGATCTGGTCTCTTCTTCTCATCGCGATTGCCGCGGCTTGGAGGGCGAATCCGTGACGACTTCGAAATTAATGCGAGAGCTAGGTGAATTTCCATTCCACAAGTTGAAACCGGAAAGTTTCAGGCTGGAAATTGCCAGTCTTCCACCGCGTGAACTTGAAAAGAAATCGGTTCAAATTTGGATTAAAACCAATGATATCCTGAAACTTGTTGCGGCGGTTGGGCAAGCAAAAATTCTCCGGGTCTACCCTCACCTAGACTACGTTCTCCTCAAAATCTACGCGAAGGAACTCATAGCTCTCGTTGACGATCATCTGGTTCAATCCGTCTGGAATGATGCACCCACAGTAGATGCTGGCTCTGATCTTGGAATCCTTCAAGCAAATCAACATACCCCAGCTCTGGAAACTTGGACTCTCAGGTCGCAGAATTCGAGTGGGCATCATTGGGACAGGCATTGACCTAACGCATCCTGACTTCCGCAAGTCCAGTATCAACGCGTTCAGCCTGCTCGGCAAGGACACTCGAGATCCGGTTGGTCACGAGACCGCGGTCGCATGGTTGCTTACGCGCATCGCCCCTGGGGCTGATTTCATAGTTGTGAAAGATCGAAATTCAAGTTTCGGTTTCATGTCCCTGCTCATAGATGCATGCGAACATCTACGGCAACTCGGCGTGCAGGTCATTAATATTTCATCCACAACGCTTGAACCCACCGATGGCACCGATCCAGCCAGCTCCGAAGCCAACTACCTAGCTGAACACGGCGTCACCGTTGTCGCCGCCGCCGGAAACGGTGGACCACGCCTGCAAACGGTTGGCGCGCCCGGTGCAGCTGAACTCGCAGTCACCGTTGGCAAGGTGAACAGTAGAGACATCGTCGCGGATAAGAGTGCTCGCGGACCAACCCTGGATGGTCGACTGAAACCTGACTGTCTCGCTCCCGGCGTCAGCATCGCGGCGGCAATGTCTGCAAGCCTCAATCAAGGCTTGTATGGACTGGTAAGTTGCACGAGCATAGCGGCGCCTCATGTGGCTGGGCTTGCGGTTCTGCTGAAGGAAGCTTATCCTGACACGACGCCTGATCAGTTGAAGCGGGCGATCATGGAATCATGTGACCCCGTTAAAGTTCCATACCTGAATCGATTTCGATCTGGAAATTCAAAATGGGCAACTGGATCTGGTCGCGTGAATGCTCTTCATGCATATGAAAAGTTGAGGGAAGTTGGGGAAAGCAAGAATTCTAGCTGAGCACATTCTGAAGCATCATGCCATTGTGCTGAGCCGCGTCACTTTCACTTCCATCCGCGAGGTTGAGTTGGAGCGCGCGGAGAAATATTTTCTATTGAACTTCATCCTCAGCCTCGCAGCCAGCCTTCTAATTCTCGCGAACGAACTGACCGGACTCTCCCCCGCGAATATTCTAACTCTGCCGTTCCGGCACTTGGCAATAATCGCGTTAGCTATCATCCTGTTAATGTCAGCCCTCAGCGCAGTCCTGTCGTACCTGCGAATTGGTTTGCGGGTTGTCGTTGAGCGCAGTGTCCAAATACGAGCTAAAAGAGGAGATAGGGATGAGTAGGAAAAATCCTTACGCGGCCTGTCAACTATGCGGAACCTGGCATCTGCTCAGCGACCTAACAGGCATATGGCTGCGGGATAATTCAGGAAATTTAGTTTCAGTTTCATTCTGCCAGAACTGCTTGAAACCAAGACTCACCTACATCCAGGGCTTTCCGCAGCTACCCAAACAGTTGAGTTTACGTGAACTTCTCCTCGTCACCTTCACCATCATCCTTACCGTAATCGCAATCCTAGTTGGCATAATGATTAGCGGCGTTCTAGGAGCATTCCTCGCGTTCGCTGGAATTCTATGCGCTGCTGGATCCTTCAGTGCAATCGCTGTTTCACGAGCCTTCGAGAATCCGAGGCCTTGAGGATGAATTCAATAATTCTCTGCCTCCTGCTACTTCTAGCTATGAATAGTAATGCCCTGGCTCCAGTGAGCGTTGTAACCGATGCCCGCGAATACGTGCCGGGCGACATTGTCACAATCTACGTAACCCTTCCCGCTTGCCCTTGCGCGAACATGAGTCTCTGGATCTACGTAGATAAACCGAACCTTGTGAACCTTGTTTTCAATCCTGTTTGGAATCCGAAGCGCACTGAAGTTCTGCTCTTTGCCTTGCCGAAGGATGCGCCTTACGGGAACTGGACGATCACAGCCACATTGGAGCACAACTACGCGCGAACTTGGTTTATGGTTGTGTCTTGGATTTACCCGGTCCCGGAATTCAATGCTCTCAGCCTCACCGCAATTCTCACAATCGTCGCCGCCGCGGTGCTCGTTAGCTCTCGTAAGCGGTCTTCTGTGAGAGTGCAGGATTTTGGTTACCGTAATCATTACTGAAAGTTTGCCATGGAATCTGGTTTTCTGTCGGAAATGTCAACGTCGAATACATACAGGTGAGAAAGCGCAACATACCCCTAAGGGATTCACCTGTCGCGATTGCTTCGTTGACGCGCATGGAGCACGAATCATTGAAACCTAAAATTCTCGGCATCCTAGCCGCCTCCCTGTCTTACGGTATCGCAATCAAAACCATGGATGAAGTGTTCGGTATCGCAATCGACCGGTATCGCACCTGCTACCAGTGGCCAATCATGTTCAACGAAGGCTACTGGCATACTCGAAACGGCTGCATGGATTTGTGGGGCGCCGAGATCATCTGTTTCGTTTGGATGCTAATCAGCTTCATAGTCGCAGTTGCCCTCGCCCTGCAGACGGGCCGACCGTTCAGGAAGGAACCAACTCAACAGGATACGAATTGTGATTGCCTCGAGGATTGAGTTTCCTTCGATATATGGGTGGCAAGCAGCTTCTCGTACCTCATCTCTTGCCTATGATTCCGAAGCACTCCACCTACGTGGAAGTGTTCGGCGGCGCCGGTTCGCTGCTCCTGAACAAGCCGCCTAGCAGCTTAGAGGTCTACAATGATCTTGACGGTGAACTGGTGAACCTGTTCGAGGTTATTCGAGACGATGTGGACGCCTTCCTGAAACATGCCCACTTCTTGCTGTACAGTTGTGAACTGTACCAAAGCTGGCAACGCGAACTTAAGAGAGGCGTGGTTCCTGAGGATCGCGTTGAACGTGCGCTGCGTTACTGGTATCTTATCATGTGCAGTTTTGGGGCTCATCCCTACAAGGGCTGGGGTTTCAACAAGCATGGGCGGAGGAGTCTGTCGACATCGATGCAGAACGCTCTAGGGCACCTACAATTGATCCACGAACGCCTTAAGACAGTTCAAATCGACCATCTAGACTTCCGCAAATGCATTGAACGCTACGATGATCCGAATACATTCCTGTTCCTGGATCCACCCTACCTTGACACCTCACCCTATCGAATTGGTAAATTCACGCTTGAAGATCACAGGGCGCTAGCAGACCTGCTGCGTTCAGTGAAAGGGAAGTGGTTGATGACGATCGGCAATAGATCTGACATACGAGAATTGTACTCTAAGCTGCCTTCTAGGTCGATCAGTTCTCCTACATCCATAGAGAAAGTGACAGGCAGCAAACGGACCCACTTCGCGAACCTAGTAATCCACAACTACATGCCGCCGGAAACCCCGCTCTTGGTGGCTACAGCATCGGAATCCATGCTGCTTGACATGTTCACTTTGAGGTGAATCCACATGTCCACTGAACAGGTAGATTTCGGTTCAGAACCGCGGTCAGTGAAGAAGAACATCAGCGATATTTACCGGATCAAGAAGATGGCGCGTGAGCGAACAATTTTCAAGTACGACACAGAACGATATTTAGTCATAATTTTTCGGCGGCGACAAGACCGAGAGGAAGCGTTGCGTCAGTTAGGTTTACCTCAAGACGAACGGTACATTGCTTCAACAATGGTGAAGCTTACGCGAATCGGCAAGGTCGTTCGACTGGTCGGCAAAACCCCGCTGAAAGTCGCTGACCCTTCAAAGTCAGGTGCAACTGGATGAACCCAGAGCTATTGATTTCTGCCCGGAACCTGCTGAAACTGGTTCGACTGGACACGGATACGATTGGTGTAGCGATGAGTTTCGGAAAGGACAGCCTTGCCACATTGGATCTCTGCTCACAGGTATTCCGTCACATTGAAGCGTACTACCTGTACCGGATACGTGGCTTGCGAATCATCCGGAAATGGGCGAAATTCGTTCAGGACAGATACGGCGTGCTGGTTCGAATGTATCCGCATTTCGATCTCACCCGCTGCTATCGCTACTCAGTGTTGCAGCCGCATTGGCCTGAAGCCCGAAAGGTTTGCGTCCTGAAATTTATTGACCTTGAAAACTACTTTCGCAAGGACGCGAATGTGGAGTGGGTGGCGTACGGATGGCGGCGAAACGACTCATTGAACCGGGCGATCATAATGAAAACTTGCGGTGGATTCCAACCGGAAACCCGCCGCGTCTTCCCATTACGCGCATGGAAACGAAAAGAAGTATACGAGTACCTACAGAAAAGAGGAATTCCGTTTCCGCCTAGTCTTGGAAGAAAAGATCAAGGCGGGTTGGATTTTCATGCAGGCGCCTTGGAGACATTGAAGGCCTATTATCCAGATGACTACCGGAAGGTGCTGCGGGATTTTCCGTTCGCTGAAATGCAACTTCGGGAACCTCGAACAGACCTTGGCGTCCGCGGTATGGAATCGGTGAATCGAATCGTTGCGGCATGCTCAGAATCCAGCACCAGGGTCCCTCGGCATATGAAATGGTTTTGACTTGTGCCAGAGGCTTGCAGTCCAGAAGCGAGACTTGACCAATAATTTCCTTTTGACCCGCGGCATGGATGAGAAGAGGGCCACGATACTTTGTTCGCCACGTCCTGTTCTCAATCGTTTTCTCGCCGTCAACGATTTTGTTGGCCCAGGGTTGACGAATACTTAGCGCCTTCATGTTGTTCACATCTCGACTGAGAACGGTGATATTTAATGGAGTCGCTCGAATCAGAGCGTAGCTCGATGAAGGGGCGATAGTTGGTTCGTGATGAGATTGGGCCGCTCTACAGTTTACATTTATCTCGCTCAATGCTCGCGGTTCTGCGAGTTCTCGCAGTGAAAGCAAACAAGGATACATCGAGTTATATTCGTGAAGTTTTGAGGCATCACATCATGACCAATCGTATATACAATTGCGGCAATCGTATATACGATTCATTTCTACGCGCAGTGAAAGAGTACGTTCTCCTGTACCGGGAGAATGTGACTGTTATCGCTGCGCTCCCAGCGAAGGAGAAGCGGGCGGAACTGGAAAGGAAGACCTGGGAGGCGTACAAGAGGGCGTACGAATGGTATGAAAGTGAGGAGGCGGCACTGAACGCCAGAGCCCGACTGCGGGTGCTTGAAGTTCTCGCTAACCTAGCGCGAACGGAACGAGCCATCCTCGCGGACATGGATAGGGCTGAAGTGGATGAGTTGATGGATCAACTTGAGGAGAGCTTAAGTGGCTTGGAGAAGGAAACTGCGAAAGGGTCTCGGAAAACTTCCCGTTGACGACGAGGAACCTGACCAGGTCGCCGTGGAAGAGTTCAATGATGTTCCCGAGGATCCTGTTGAATTCGCGGTTAAGTGGCTCAAATTCAAACCAACCTCATATCAGGAGAATCTTCTGAGGGATGAGTCAAAGAGAATCTACGTGTGCTGGTCAAGGCAATCCGGCAAGTCCACTACTCTCGCCATCCGCATGATTCACCGCTGCTTGAAATATCCGGGAATGCTTCGCCTCATCGTTGCCCCCGGCCTCAGGCAGAGCATGATCATGATGGATAAAATTCAGGATTTCCTGTACTCGATGCCTAAGTTTCTGAGACGGAGGTTGATTGGGAAAATTCAGCGGACAACCATCAGGTTCAAAAACGGTTCAAGGATTGTGGCGCTCCCGAACAGTCCGAACCTTCTGAGAGGTTACAGCGCCGGGGAGGTTCTCTGCGATGAAAGCGCCTTCTTCCGCGAGGATGAACTCATATTCTTCAACGTTCTCTACCCCATGCTCCAAACAAGTGACGGCACTCTGATCGCCAGCTCCACCCCATGGGGTAAGGACACGGTGTTTTTCAAGTTCTCGCAGAATCCGGATTTCTCGAAGCATCACATCACCTGGCGAGACGTGGTGAAGGCAGGATTAGCGAAGGAATCGTTCATTGAGGAAATGCGGCGGGAAATGCCGACTGAACGGTTCAGACGTGAGTTCGAAGCTGAATTCGTTGAGGATGAATTAGCGTACCTGTCGCAGGACATGATTACGAGGTGTATTAACCCTGTCGCTACACTCCTTCCGGATTCATTTTTCGGTTTCTAGAATCCGCATCATCTGCGCCCTCAAACGTCTATTCTTTGCTCCAGAACTTCTTGATGATTTTCTGCTTTGGATTGCAGCGGAGACACGCGGACCCTACTACTTGGGCGTGGATTTGGGAAAGAAAGTTGACTATTCGGTTATTGCGGTTGTGACGAAGCAAGGCGAGAACATCAGCCTCGTCTACTACAAGCGTTGGCCTCTCGAGACCCCGTACAGCAGCGTGATCGGTTCAATTCGCGTCATCATCGAGAAACTTGGCAACGTGCAGAAGTGCCTTGTCGACCAGACTGGTGTTGGCGAATATATTGTTGAGGATATGCAGAAGGGGGGCATACCGAACGTCGAAGGCGTTATGCTCTCTCTTCCCGTGAAGCAAGAGATTCTTGGTCACCTGAAGCAACTCATGCAGAACCAATTATTCACCTACCCGTTCAACGTTGACTTGACCTCTGAATTGAATGTGGAGCGATTCGAATTAACCAAAACGGGGCAGATCATGTTCTCACATCCCGACGGCACACATGATGATATCCTCTGGGCTGTTGCCTTAGCCGTATTCGCGACTAGAACTGAACCTCGGCCTCCATTTGGTTTGCGTACATCTGTGAGAAAGTGAGAAAATGACGGAAAAGAAAACAAGATCGAGTAGGTCAGTAGCGAAACCTGCGACAGTAAGAGTCCCTCAAACGCCTGATCAACGACTGGGCGAGATCGTGAAGGCGCTTGAGAAGCAACCGGGAGTCACAATTCTATCGGTTGGCAGTCAGCCGCCGCGTGCTGCGAATCCGCATCGAGTCGCTCAAGGTCGCAGCATCCTCGTTCGTTACGACCCTCGCTGGACGGAACTTCGACAAGGTGGGAAAGCGGAATTCGAAGAGTATGGGTACATTAGCGCGGGTCCCTACGGAACCGACGTGTACCATGGTTCGAACCGTTTCTTCCGCGAGTACCGCAAGAACTTCCTTATTGCAGGTTGTATTGATGCTCTCGCCTTCTGGTCGAGCAAGGAGGGATTCGACACAGTCCTGGAGCCGAAAGGCATTAAATTCTCAGAGGATGACGCAGGCAAAGCAGCGAAGGCCGCTTACCTCGAGAAATATGCGGGACTGAAGGAATGGATAGATCAGCAGAACGAGAATGTGGAACTTGACTCGCAGATTCCAATCGCCATCACCATGGCGAAAATCTTCGGGCACCACGGCTTCGAGTACGACGATGATGGCGAAGAGTTCACGCGATGGGTCTCCTTAGACCCGGACCAAATTCAACCGGTGAACAATCGACGCAAGGAACGGATGGGTTACAGTTACAGGGGCAGAGGCACAACCGTCGCCGCGCCATTCTACCAGCCTGACGAGGTCTTCTATCTCTGCAACAAAGATTTGGATGGTCGAGGCTACGGGCTAAGCGATATTGAACCCGTCCTCAAGGAGATTCAGTTAGATGACAAGGTTGTACGCGAGGACCTTACGGAAGCCGCGACAACTCTCTGGGCCGGTCAGATTCTTCTCTGGCTTGACATCGACCGAATCCCAACAAGTTGGACTGACGCCGACATTCAACGCGCGCTCGACAATCAAGTCGCCGCAATGCTGCCCGGAAAAACGGTGGCCAGCGATAACCGGTTCACGGCGCAAATCGTGGACCTGAAACCTGACACAGATAAACTCGTGAATATCAGCGACAAGATGGAGCGCAGGATCCTCGGCAACTTCAAAGTACCCCGATTTATGCTCAACATTGAAGCCGAGCTGAACAGGGCTACAGCCTACGCGGAACTCGAAGCCTTCGTGGACGGTCCGATCACTGCGACTCAACGGTGGCTTAAGCGAGCCCTTGAACGGCAATGGTATCTGAAACTCACAAAGCTCTGGCTGTCACAGAATGATCCCTCCTGGACTGAGAAGAAGCCTCTACCGATCTGCGTCAAACATGTCTGGCGGCAGATCAGAACCAGCGATACTTACGACATGATTCACGCTGCCGCTGAGATGTTCGCGCAAGGCTCAGGGTTCGGAGATCAGGAGAAAGCGTACGAGTTCATGCAGAAAGGCGGCGCCACGGATTGGGATCCGAAGCAACTTGAGGTCAATCGGAGCGCGATCATCGCCGCCATCAAGCAATTTCCGACGAAGGAACTCAAGGGGACACCAGCATCATGACCAAATTGAAGAAGAAACATAAAGAATCAACCTCTACGACCGGTCTAGGAGCGAAGGACACAGACTTCGAGAAGGATAAGCGACACGTCGAAGAGTTCTCACTGCTTCTCGATAAATTGGCGAAGCGCGGCGTGATCGTTTGACGATGCAGACTCAAGCGCCTAGGCAGATTCAACGGGTCGTCGAGCAAGTCAAGAAGACGACGATTCAACTGGAACCTCGAAGCCTCGAGGTTCTCACTGGCGCCACAGCGCGTCGTCTGCTTTACCGTGTCTACCGATCGAGGCACTCATACGATGTCCTAACGAATTTCCTTGAGGAAGCTAACGCCATCGTGAACGAGTTCATTTTCATCGCGTATCTTGCAGGCATGAAGAAGGCGGCGAAAGAGTTCAAGCGAGAACACGCGTCCCCAGCTCAGCAAGATTGGCAGGTCATTGAAAATCTGCGAATGAAATATCGCGCGGACATTGAACGGATTATTCGAGACATGGTTCAAGACGCCGTGACCGACCGTCAGGTTGACATTGAATATTACCATCGCCGATCAGATCTTCTTGTGCAGATGGCCATCTGGAGCACGTATAACAAAGCGAAACTCGCAATCTACCGGGTTGAGAACGTCCGGCAGTCCATGCTCGCGCAAGCTCAGAGATACAAATACCTCGGTTACTTTATGTTCAAAACCGCTGCTGACGAACGGGTCTGCGAGATCTGCGCTCCCCTCGCTGGCCAAATGAGTGAAGATCCAGATGCTCTTGATGAACCTCCCTTTCATCCGTGGTGTCGATGCGAGATCGTAGCGGTCCCGACTGTTCCAACGGTAGAAGAGCAACAGCAGTTCCTTGAGGAATATCAAACTCAGCAGGAAGCTTAGAAGATGCCAATAGGTCCCTATTCAGACTTCAATGCTTGCATTGTAGGCATCAAGGCGCGATATCGAAAATCGAACCCTGACTGGACCGAGGATCATCTCAATCAAGTTGCGAGTGCGATCTGCGGTCAAATGGAGAAGCAAACACGTCAAGGCCTCAGAGTTGCCTACCAAGCCAAATATGAACCTTTCACGAAAGATGAACATCACTTCATCAAAGTCTACAATCTGGAAGATGAGGTTAACAATAATAATTGGGGCGTCACAGCGGAAGCGAGAGCAAGATCCCTACGATCGTTCTTCGATCAGCCCCTCCTAGGCCCCGCGAACCTAAGCGATGACCATGTGATCGACGCGGACCCAACGCATCCCCACTTTGGTGTTTGGGCAAAGATAGGGCGGCCGGTCGATGTCATCAACAATGGTGCCACTTACGGGATCTACGAGGTCACGGTCCCGGAGGCTTGGGAAATGATTCAGGCCGGGCAACTGGCCCAGGTCAGTCCGAGCATTCGCATTAACGAGGCCCACTGGACTGAGGATGGCAAGGAGATCATCACCGATTTCAATTGGGATCACACGTTATTCGTTGATGTAGGCGCGATTCCGAAAGCGGGCGTTGTGGGAACCTGCACCGCCCCAGATCCTTCGCTCTGCGGCTTCAGGCAAGCCGTCCAAGCAGCACTTCAAAGTCACGGCTCGGAGCCTTTAGGCTTGAGCCTTCGACAGGATGTGGCCGGGTACTCGACAAAATCAGGCAACCCGACCGAGAAAAAATCTGAGGACACATCAGGAGGTGTGTTCGTGAAAATATCAAACCCCTTTGCCCAAGCTGCGGATGCTTGGAATACAGCTGACGCGCCGGACAAGTTCTTCGCCATCGTTCCTGATAGCGCCAAGGGTCCAGATGGAAAGAAGTCAGACAGGAAACTGCCATTGGCTTCAGTCCAGAAGAAGGATTACGATGAAGCGATCATCAAGGACGCGTTAGCGCGATTACCTCAAACGGACTTCGCGGGAACGGGTTCGTCTATGGCCGCCGCTAAAGCGAAGATCTGCGCTGCCGCGCAAAGTCTCAGCTTAGACCTGCCATCATGCCAGCAAGGACAGGGGGAAGCTCAAGGTGAAAACAAAATGCCAGACGCATCGAAAGATGAGTCAGGCTGCAACGAAGCACAAGCCAAGATCACAATGGACCTAGCGCAAGCACAACAGAAGATCAGGGACCTCGAATCCAGACTCCAAGCCCGCGACGAAGTCGAATTGAACAAAGCAGCACTTGGGGTTGTTGACCTTGAAGTGCAAGCTGGCCTAATCAAAGAAGAGAAGCGAACTGAGAGAGTGACCGAGCTGAAGAAGTTTGGCGCTCCCGCCCTCTCCGAGATGCAAGCCCGCTACACTGAAATGGTCAGCAAGGTGCAGGCTGCGAAGGACGCTCGTGAACCTCACAGGTTGAAGGCTGATTTCGATGAGGCTTTCAAGGATCCGGCGCAAGCCGCCAGCATACAGGAGCAAGTTCGCCAAGCCCAATTCGGCCGCACAAGGACAGCTGAGGAAATCGCGAAGCTTGAGCAGATAATTAGCGGAGTGAAGTAGCATGACGGAATTATACGAACATGCGTACTCTACACCGACCGTAATTCTCGGAAGGATTCAGAACCCTAAGGACGCAATCATTGAACGAATCAAAACAAAACAGAACACGGCAATCGCTATAGGTGATGTACTCTACTTCGACACTACAGGCTACGCGCCAGCCACCCCAACAATCGTAGCCGCCGCCACGAAAACCTACAAATTCTATGTGGCATTAGAAGCGGTCGCCGCTGTCGAGTCCACTTCGTACTACATACGAGCTGTCCGCGGCCCAGGCGCGATCGTAGGCGCTGCGGCCACCGTGATCGCCGGAACAGGCACTCTCAATACTGGAATACGCGGAGAAAGAGTAGCGATCTCTGCAACCGCAGGGAAAGTTATTCTCAGCACGAAACCAACTGACACAGCCACGCAACTCTGCGAAGTCGGAACTCTGTACGGCGACACAATATCTGGCGACACAGGCTTCTGGGTAGTGCTGGATTAGGAGCAATAAGAAATGTCAAAGGAAGAACTGAAATTCGGAAATCACTCGCCGCTAAGCGATGAGATGATCAGGGAAGCATTCGGCTCAGACGCGCACCAAACCGCATACGTGACCAGAACCGCGCAAGGCAAATACCTGTTTGGAAGTCACCGCCAAGCGCAACTCACAACCCAGGTCTCCGAGGTTAAAGCCGTCAACGTTCTGCAGGAAGTTTTCGGACTGGAACGTGCAACGCCAGGCCTAGATGTTCTATGCAGATCCCTACCCATGGGTAAGTTGACTCAGAGAATTTACGTTGCCTCACAAAGCACTGCGCACCGGAAAGTTGCGAAGGGCCAAGAACCAGCGCTGAATCTGCAATCATACCTCGCCGTTGATATGGAACTGTGGCTGAACGCCAGCCATGTCGCCCAGTTCTATGAGGATCAACTAGAGGCAGCAGTACCAATAATGAGCATCAGCATCGACGACGCTGCTGGAGCATTAAGGTACGCGCGGGACTTGGACATCGCGACTGAACTAGCCACGGCGACGGAAATCAGCACAGGCCATGACTGGGGCGAGAAAACAAGCAACGTCAGCGACCACGACCCAATGGATGATATTGGGCCAGGGATGGCAACACTCACCGGCGGCGGTTCAGGCAACGGCAACGTTGCCGCAAACCCAACCTGGTGTGTCATGCATCCGGATGCGTGGGCTGATTTCTCGCAGAACACGCACATCCTGAAGTATTTCATTCCAAGTTTAGCAAGCCAAGTCGGACTAGCAGCACCCAACGCCGTGAAGATCGGCGCATATCCGCAAGTGACTTTCATGACAAACAGCGCTATAACCCCGAACACCAGTGCGTTTCTCGTTGACCCGCGATACTTCATCCTCGGCCAAGGACCAACGCAATCCGTCGGGTACACCAACGACCTGAAACGTGTCGAAGGCCATGTGCTCTACGAATACTTGCAGCCGAAACTCGTCACCGATCAATCCGAAACCTACACGATTGGAGTCCGAGAGTTAACAGGCATCCACGCCTAAACTCTCCTTAGGGCGCTCCTTCGGCAGAGGCGCTCCAAGATATTTTCTTTGACCGTTATTTTGAATCGGTCGTCGACCTAATGATCACATGGTATCATCCTCTGATAATCCCAGAATGGTACCATATTCAATGAAGAGGTGGATCGCTGCCATGCGTCAACCTCTACGACGGAAGCGTCACAAGTGAGTCGACAAATTCAAGTCTACGGGTTCCGCGTCTGGAAAGGTCGAGAGTTTCCCGCATTCAAGAACGCTGTTCTCACCTGTGTTGGAAAGATTATTGCTCGACTAGCTGGCTCGGACTGGGTGATTACACCAGCCCTCAAAGAGAATCCGCCCGCACTGCAGGTCGTAGCTGTTCACAATTATCGAAGTCGCCGCCACATTTTCTGGGGTCATAAACCGGAAGGCTTCGAGGGCAATGTTCGCTGGGATCATGTGAAGTTAATTGAGACCGAGTTTACTCCTCCGTATCCCCATATGCCCGTACGCCCGTTCTCGATGGCTTGTCGGCCTCTCTGCGGTTATGATCTGCGGCGTTCGCACACGACTTGCTGGCTGTTCTGCGGGATTCGACGAGTCTACTACGGTCTGCTGCCGAAGGTTCGGGAGTTAGAAGCTGTTTGGTCGATTGCACCCGACTCACACCGCCGCAACCGGCGGGTTCGTGAAGCATTGGTGAAGAGAATTTCGTTAATCATGGAGGTATGCGCGAATTGACTCTTTACGGTTTGACAGCGGCAGATGTGATCGCGGAGGCAGGGAATCCGGAGCCTTCGGAGTTAGGGTTCGCGGATGCGATCGCTATGAGCGCCCACATAACCACCTTCCTTCTCCCAGCCGCCCAAAGCGCAGTTGAACAGTATCTGCATCGAACCTACACAGATGCGGACGCGCCCAATCAAGTCAAACATGTCGCATTGAAAGTAGCGGCGCTTGGACTACAGAAGATTCGCGCAAAGAAGCTGGGGCTCCTCATTCGTGTGGGCGATTACGTCGTGGAACTCTCAGATCCAACAATCTTCACGCCGGAACTGAAAGCGGAACTCAAGGATTTCATTCTCGGTCGCACATCACACATCTCCATCTCACCCTACAAGACAGATGAAATCAAAGAGCGATGGGATGAGGAGTAGATGCCGGGTACTACTTCACTCCAAGACATTCTAGCAGCCTTCAAAACGGTTCTTGATAGCGCCAGTTTAGGCGTCACGGTCTACGAGGAACAACCATACGGAGGCGCAAAGGAGCGAAGTGTCGTCCTGACACCGGTCGCTGGTCACACGGCGAGACCTGCGCTAGGCTTGCGAATCACCTCAACCATGCGAGCTCTCGAAGAACATTGCAGGTTGCAGATTGATTGCTATTACGACGATCAAGCGAAGTGTCGAAGCCTTACCGATCAGGTTAGTCAGGCTCTCTTTGATCATGCGGATGAATTTGCGCAGACTTACGATATTCACGATTTGAGGCGGGTGCTTGGACCAATTCCAGGCCCAGGGGAAGCGCATGTGCGCCAGAGCAGGATCCTCATGGACTGGGAATTTTATAGTTATAGAGCTGTGGCCTAGTCTTGTCTTGGAACATTCAGATCGTCGAGGACACATTCACGCCTCTCCTCGGCCGGATCGCTGAACAGATTCGGCAGGTTGGGGGTCATGGCATCGAGTTTGGCGCCACCGCGTATTATGCGCCGTTTCATGAGTTCGGAACGAGCAGGATTTCGGCGGCCCCTTTCATTCGCCCCGCCTTCGACGCGAACCAACAGAAATTCCAGGACGCCCTCGCCGTTGGTGTTCTGAATGGGAACGCGCTCGCAGAGATCGATGTCGTCGGCGCCGATATGGTCGATATGGCGAGGGGCCTTGCCCGGGTTAGGACCGGTTTCATGCGTGATAGCATCTACTATCGCGCGATCTAACTTCGACGCGAACCAACAGAAATTATTCGAGGCCCTCCTGCACGGTGTTATGAATGCTTTCGGCTGAGATTCGCGGGCGCCTGATTCCCGTCAAGAATCTGAACATGCCCGCCAGTGCGTTTGGTAAGCATAGTCGAATGTGGTTTGATCCGAAAACAAACCAACTCTACCAGGAGGCGGTGCTTCCAGAAGTACTCAGAACCATCAAGCCTTCTTTCTGGAGATTTCCTTGTCGAGATTACTGCGAGAAAAAGCTTCGCAGAGTTCACGCTCACTGCCTCATCGCCTGTAAGGTCAGAAAGGTTTGGCGAAGGAAGATGCCAGCGATCTGTCCGATCCGGATCTATGCTCTCACAATTCGCTTGGACCGGTCGCATGCGCATCTCAGAGATCGCATAATGAAACGACTCTCTGAAGTGCTTGAATGGTTAGCGTAGAACGCTCTTCACAGTCACGGCTTCACCCGAGCAATCGGGGAGGCTTTGATAAAATAAAGTAGGAGGAAAAAATTTGACTGATATAGCAGAAACCGTCACAGGCACGAAGCAAATCGTCGTTACCCCCGCAGTCATCCAGAAACGCGTTGACTTCCAAGCCACAGTCAGCACTGACAATACTATCACGATTAGTGATCTTACCACAATTGATGGTGCAGCCTTGCTGAAACTATCAGATGGCACAGCGGTAACATGCACAGTAGCCACGAACGTGATCACAGTAACTCAGAGCCCGCTCTCAAGCGTTGCCATAGAAGGATTCGCCCTCGGCACCTAGGAGATCACAAACATGCCAAAATATACAGCCAGGGAATACGACCTGCGCATGGCCACCAGTGAAGCTGATCTCGCTACGGCCCCAGTTCTCGACCATTGGGAAAAGGTTGAAATCTCGACGAAGCAAGGTCGAAAGAAGGTTCCGGTCGGTATACATTCACGTCTCCAAGAAATCCATGAAACACTACTCGACTACTCTGGCTCGTGCTCCGGCTGGTACAGCAAGACCGCAGTAGCTGGGTCCTCGGATATCCTCACGGCTTTCGGCATGTTCGAACAGGCTGAATTGACCCCGCTCTATCTGAGTCTCACGAACAGAACCGAGAACGAGGTTATCGTCGTGAAGAAGATCAAGGCAGACCCGAAATTCACCATTGATTCACCTGAAGGCTTCGCGATGTGGTCGGTTGACTTCGAATTCGAAGACATATCGAAGACCTAGAATTTCCTGACCGGTTTTCTATTCCGGTTCCGTTCCGAGATTCGAGATTGAATGTAAGAGTGGAGGGCTAATTTTTTTTGGGTTTAGAAGATAGCTTACTGAACCGGCTGCGTGACCGGGATGTATTCATTTCATTCGGCCTAGTGTTATCTCTGCGCCCGGACGACGTTGAGAAGGTTCGCGATTGGCTTCAGAGTAATGGAGCGAAGATTGTCTTCCAGACAACATCTACGGGAGACCTGTTCCTGCTTCGCGACTGGACGATGCGCCGGGCAATTGACGGGGACACCTCCCAACTGAAGGAGGTTTACCAAAGAAAGCAAAGGAGAGTGAAGAAGAAAAATGAGTGAAGAAACGGAGAAGTTTAGGAAAGCGAGAGTGGAGAATCAGCGCACGGCGATCCGCGTGGAAGAGGGCACCGCATATCATGAACCGGTGACCGTGTGGTTCACGGATCGCAAGGAGCACACCGTTGAAGTCTACGCGATTAGCGGTAAGCAATTTCGGGAAGCTGCTAGGAAGGCAGGCATCGATCCGGGAGGTTTAGGAAAACCTGAGAAGTTGCTTGACGACCTCGACTTCATAGCGGCAATCGCGGAAGTCGCGACTAGAGATCCCACCATAAGCGAGAAGCTCCTATCCGTCAACGAGGACGGTAAGATCGCCTTGAAAGTCTTCGAGTTCATGCAATCGCCAAAAAATTAGATTCCTTCGTGCAGGGATCCTGGTATTCGATTCCGCTCGAAATCCTCGTAACCGGGTTCAATCTCAGATTGACGGATCGAGTGGACGAACTTACGGATCTGCAACGGGCATGGTTGCTCAAGGTCTACGCGAAGCAGCATCCTAGAACGCAGAGGTGAGACGCATGATTCAGAGACTGTTGATTGCGTCCCGGAGAATTTGTTCCTCAAACTTTCTAGCTATGACTTGAAATCTTTCGTCTCTCCGAACAGTCTCGAACAGTTCAGTTACCGCCCAGGCCTTGTTCTCCCATTGACGTTGGAATTCAGCGATAAGGAACGCTGTACCTCGAAGCGTTCTTTCGACTTCAATATCATCCATCAGTTCTCAGGTCATCCTGTTTTGTTCTGGTAATTAAGGTGAGATATCGAAATGAGCGTGAATGCAGGAAACGTAGTAGTAGCCATCAAAGCCGTGGATGAATGTTCCAGTACCTTCGAGAAAATTCAGGCTTCGATGGGTGTCCTAGGGGGCACGCTGAGCCAACTAGGCGGCCCCTTCGCAGGGTTAGGGTCAATTGTATCCGGGTTCGCTGCTGGAGGCCCCGCCGGCGCCGGCATCGCCGCGCTTGGCCAAGTAACCGGGTTCCTCACGGATTCCATCGCGGAGGCTGCCAAATCCGAGCAGGCCATGACGAACTTGGCTGCTGCTGTCGAACGAGGTGGAACTGCATGGAGCACAGTGAAAGACGGCGTCGAAAAAGCGCTGGGTTCGATGCAGTCAATGTCCAAGTTCAGCGACGAAGAGTTGGCGGGTGCGCTTCAAACCCTAATCACCCATGGTATGGACACGAAGACCGCGTTAGAATCATTGCACACAGCTATGGATACAGCGGTTGGGTCTGGACGCGATCTGCAAACGGTTTCCGAGGCGATCGGTAAAGCTTACGAAGGCCAGGAGGGGCCGCTTGCACGAATTGTTCCAGCAATCAAGGACATGAAGGATAGCATGGGTGAGGGAGCGACCAAAGCTGAGCTTTTCCAGGGCGCATTGGGAGCGCTGAATGAGCGGTTCAGCGGCGCAGCTCTAGCGGATGCGGAGACCTTTGCTGGCACACAGGAACGCCTCAAGAACGCTATGTCGGATCTCGGGGAGAAAATTGGGGATATTGTCCTCCCAGCTCTCGCCGGAATTACGGAAGCCATGATTCCCTTCGTGGACGGGTTGGCGACGGGTGTCGGTAAGGTTCAGGATTGGATTAGCGCAGTCAGCAAGATGCCTGAAGTCAAAGAGGCGGTCGATGCAACAGGTCAAGCCTTCGCCGGTTTCCAGAAATACCTCAGCGACACTTGGGACTCTGTGAAGGACGATTTCAAACCCCTCATGGATGAATTGGGCAAGGCTTTCAGTGAGTTGATGGAGGCTCTAAAACCTATAGGGGAAGCGTTCGGCGAACTCATGGGAGCTTTCGGTGGAGCCGGAGACAGCATCAATCCGCTCAAACTCCTGATAGACGGATTCATTCTTCTAATCAGACTGTGGGTTTTTGAATTTCGAGGCATAATTGCTGTCATCAAAATATTCGCTGACGCATTCAAGGCCGCGGCTGACTTCATAAGCCCGATCATTTCCACGTTGAGAGAGACGATCGGCGGCTTCATTGATTGGTTGACCAAGGCGTTTCAAGGGTTCTATGACTGGTTGGTTGGCGGATCGCTTTGGATTGATCTCTGGAACAACCTTAACTCAATTACTTCAGGTGCTGCCGCGACAATCATCAGTTCGATTGGCGCATCTCTTTTTGATCCCCTCACATCCGGGTTCACTACAACCGTAGATACACTGAAGACGACTTTCGGGGAGGTCGTCGATGCTGTGAGTAAACCGCTCAGTGATATCACAACAAAAATTCATGATGAGTTCCCGAACATGTCGAGCGCAATTACCGCCGGCACGGACATACTCAAAGACGATTGGAGTAAGGGATTGAAGGGACTTGCCGATGCGGTGCCAGGTGCTTTCGCGGAAGTTACGACGGCACTCAGCAAGGCTCTAGGCGATGTTGGCGGCCAGGTCAATAACTGGTTCGCAGGTGCATTCAAAGGTCTCGGTCAAGCCCTGAGCGGTGTCACAGGCGGCAAGAATCCTTTCGCAGCAGTTGGGGATGATGCGCAAAACTCCGTTCATGGAGTATCCGAGGCACAGCAAGCAATGGATGCATTCGGTTCATCATCAAACGTCGCAACTGGATACGTCACAGACCTAGCGAATGAGATGCAAAGTCAACCTGAAATTTTCAGCGCCTGGGCCTCGAACTTCCAAGCTGCTGGCGTGCAGATTGATACAACGAAGGCAAAGATAGGTGATTACGTGCAAGCAGCCGCTAAAGTCACACAGGCTTACCAGCAGGGCAAGATTGACGAGGAGCACTTCGCGAATATGCTAGGCGAACTTGGAGATGCCTTTGACGTCACGAAGCTGAAGACTCAAGGGTTCGTTGACGGAATCACAGCAATCCTTACAGCCGGAAGCGAAGCCTGGTACGCACCGATTCTAAATTTCGTGAACCTAGTGATTGGACATTCGCTCTGGCCTGAAGCCTGGGAGGCGATGGTCATGGAGGTCGAAACGAAGGGCGGTGACTTAATTGCTGCGGTTTCTAAGATTTTCGGGTCGATCTATGATGAAATGAAAGACAATCTCGGAGATCTACAACAAATAATCTCTAGGTCGTTTGGTCTAATCTATGATGAAATGAAAGATAATCTCGGAGATATGCAACAAATAATCTCTAGGTCGTTTGGTCTAATCTACGACGTTGTTTCCTCAGCAATTCAAGACTTGAAAAATGTAATAGTTGATGCCTTCACAACAGGCATCACAATACTGAGCGCTTTCACCGCCGAATGGCAGAAGCTGCAAACCACCCTAATGGACAGTATACAGATTTTCTCTCTAATCGGAATGCAGATGACAGTATTCGCAACCAGCGTTCAAGCCGCATTGACATTGATTGCTGCGCCACTCGCAGACCTTATCGATTTAGTTCAGACGTGGAGTACAAGTTGGAGTAACCTCGCTGCAACCGCTCAATCTAGCTTAGCTTTGATGAAAGGCCAGTTGAAAGGATTCTTTGATTGGCTGACTCCATTCTGGGAGGCTTCCACCGCAGCTTTCCTCGGCACGGCTACAATTTGGCTTGAGACATTGAACGGTCAGATGCGAACTAGACTGAATGATATGCACAGCGTCTGGAGTTCAACGCTTAGCAGCATGGCAGGCGACGCAGCGAGCTACTTCAATTCAATCGTCGCGCAGATTAGCGCAGCCGTGGACCGAATTATCGCTAAACTCAGCGCCGCGAGAGCCCAAGTCTCCAGTCACTCCATCTGGCCGGATATGCTGAACGAGATGCTCACGCAAACAGAGGACTACATGGGACAGATCGAAGGCGCATTCGCTGAAGGGCTTCAAGGCGGCATCGTTTCGTCCGTTGCGGCCGCCGGCAGTCAAGTCGCTGCCACCCCGATGGGGGGCGAAGGCTCGTTCACTTCAACATCAAGGCAGGAAATCACCATACCCGTAACGGTCATGCTGGATGGTGACGCAATCTACAGATCCGTTGAGCGGCGTCAAGTGGAAACGTTGAGTCGTGAAGTTGGGCGAAGCAGGAGGAGCATCACATGACCGGCATCCTCAACTTGACAACAACCGGCTTGATTCTCGCGGAGACCTGGGAGACCAACCTCACCGCGTGGACTTCAACTAGAGTAGGTTCAACGACGGCGGCAGCCGTCCTCTCCAGTGAAGCCGCCCACTCCGGAAGCAAGTCAGTTGACTTCCAAACCGGCGTCGACTGGCCCAATGGCGCTTACCTGAAGCTCACACAATCCGTTGATTTGAAGACAGGTGCCAATCGGAAAGCTCGATTTTTCCGCGGTCTCTACAATGTGAAGGGAGGAATGTTTGATGATTTTCTCGGCTCCTATCTGAATCAGTTTGGAAGTCGTTGGCAGGGTTCAGTTGGAGGCGTAGCGAACAGTGAAGCAAAACTTGGTGATTCGGCAAGTGCGTACGAGATTGCAACCGTTCCGCAGTGGAACGTCAGTGAAGGTAACGTTATGTACCTTGCTGCGAGGCTGAGGAGAGGTAATGGTGCAAGTAATTTCTGGCCGAATAACAACGGCTACCCTGGCAATCATTGGGGTCCTCGAATTGAGTGGGGCGAAAACTACAATGGCCATTATGATAATCACTTCGTAGATGCATCGAATACTCTTCTTGGAAGCCTCGCCAATCCGGACGCAGCATATCACCTCTACGAATACTACTGGTATCACGCCGCCTCGCCCTATGCGGTAATTCAGGCCTGGCGTGATGGAACGTCGATGGGCAGTAAAACGGGAACGTCGGGGCTTCCGAGCGTAGGTAACTTCAACCTCTGGGATGATCCGGGAAATAAAGCGGATTACTACATTGACTGGCTAGCTGTCAGCACGGGGAGCGCGTACAAGTGTAGTCTGATATTGGGCTCGCAGACCATGTTCGACATCGACCCTGCCTCTGACTACCTAGCAACCGGATCGCAATTCAAAGATCAGACGGGTGGTTGGGCTTCTGTAACGGAAACTGGAGCTCAGACCATTGAAATTAAAGTGCGGAATGCCAGCGGATACAAACAAGATTTACCGGTCCACCTGTTCTTTGACGACCTCGCCATCATGCTTGACACGAACATGACCTTCAAGGCTTTGCAGGGCGGGCAGAAAGTTGAACTCTATGATTCAGGCGGAACCCTGAGAAAGTCTGGCACATGTCCGCAGACGGGTACGGATGTCGTGTTCACTGATATCGATGCCATGATCACAACCGCCTATGGTTTTCAGGGCTACATCAAGGTTTACGACACGGATGGAACGACTCTGCTTTACACGACCCCAACGACTTCGCGCTGGGGTGGCGATGTCTACACCTGGCTTCCTAACGAGTCGAAGTGTGATATCTCAACAAATCGCACTGTAGTCTATAAATCTTAATCCGGTGAAATATCAATGAGCAAACAAATCCAGAAAGAGGTTCAGAAATTCTTTTGGAAATGCCCCGAATGTAAGAGTCGCTATTTCTCAGAGCCCGTAACTGTGGGCGTTCGGAACGGGACGCTGGGGAAGATTCATCCAATCTGCACGAACTGCTTCGAGAAATGCCCCTCTGGGCACACATTCGGCTACGGTGAGAAGTGCAATGTGTGCGGGGCACCGAGAAGAAAATTCAACCTAATCCGACACGCCCTCGACCCTGACGACCCGACTTTCGGGAATACTGCGACAGGAACACAGAACTACCCTGAATCAACCGCAACGACTGGAGGAACAACATCAGTAACAGATGCGTCAGCTGGTTACGCATATGGATTTCCAGTCACTTTAACGGAAAATGGAACCATAACGAAAATTGGAGTGAACTGGTCTGGAACACAGGCTGTTAATGTTCGTTTAGGATTGTACTCAGCGGGTGCAAGTAAGCCAGCTGATTTACTGGCTACTACCGCGAGTACAGCAGCAAATACAAGTGCAGGATGGCAGGGCATCGCCGTAACTACACCTTACTACGCGGTTGCAGGCACGTACTGGATAGCGGCTCAGATTTCCGCAGATAAAGGAATATACTATATTGCTGCTTCGAGAAGCTACTACGCTAAAGCGTACAGTGATTTCGATGCGACTTGGAGTGCAAGTAGCACTCAGGATTCTAATGCACAATGGAACATGCGCCTGACCTTCGTTCAGATTAAGAATTACGCGTACACGTACAAGTTCACTCTCAGCGAAAACGCGACTAGCATTGATTCAATGAGTTTCTATGTTATGGCGGGGGCTTCAGGACATTTCCGAAACGCCATCTACAATGATTCCGCTGGGGTTCCGAATGCGCTGCAATGGGAGAGCGCAAGCATCGCCGCTACGGCGGACGCGTGGAATACACATAATATTTCCGCTGGAACCCCTACCAGTCTAAGTCTCACGGCTGGCACCTACCATCTTGGCTATCAGTGGGATGATGTAAGCGCAGGGCCCTCATATACGGCTGGAACCGCCGGGTTCGGGCAGAGACTTCAACAAACGTACGGCGCGTTCCCTGCCTCTTGGTCAGGGGGAACCGCGGTTGCGGATGAGTGGAGTATCTATGTCACCTACTCCGTCGGACCTACGCTTGAGCAAATTCATTACTGCTGGTACACGAATGATAGTGCGGAGTCGCCGACCGCGCTTGCAGACGAGGATGTGAGCATCGGGAATGTTGCTAGCGCCGCCGTTCTCAGATTAAGAATCGCTGTTAAAGTTACCGCGGTCACTCTGCCCGGTACAACTTTCAAATTGCAATACGCCTCCACGACTGCTGGGCCTTGGACGGATGTGGGCGCGATTGGCAGCGCAGTGATTTGGCGGTACTATGACGGACTGGGAATAAATCAAAACGTTGTCGCAAATTCTTTCCTAACCGGAACAACGGTTAAGGAACATTTCGTTGAGTCAGCGCCATCACAAGTGAGCGTGGATATTCCTGCAAACGATCAGGGTGAGTGGGATTTCTGCATTCAAAACCACGGAGCTCAACCTCTCGGTAACTATGTTTTTCGCATGGTGAAGAATGATGACACAGCCTTCGCAACCTATACGCAGTATCCTTCGCTCACAACTTTACTGCCGCCACAATGCGCTGTTATTTCCATAATTTTAATGGATAAGGAGACTGGTAGCCTGCTCAATGCTAGGAATATTAGCTGGGTGGCGAATCTAGGAACCATCAATCCAGACACAACGGTCACGGATGCGAATGGCCTCGCCACAACCATATTCACAGCTGGATCGGCCGCCGGGTTGGCAGCTGTACGCGGCACGTTTGCTGGTGATGCCACTTATGGCACTTCATCCGCCCAGCAACTGATCGATATCTACGCGTCAGATCCAGTCCCGGATTCAACTAAGGAATTTCAAGTGTACATTGAAGGGCAAGAACTCATTCGATCGACAGGAAACTACAAACGTTCCTGCGACTTCACGCCTCAAGCCTTCTCAATCACGACACCAATCCTCAACATCAGCATCGGGGGCTGGTGGGCCGTTGAGATTTACCGATATGGCACAATCCGGTTCGTCGGGCGAATTATGAAGGGCAACTTCAAAAGCGGAATAAGCCCTCAACTCACAGTGTCAGGCGTCGACGAGAAAGTGATGCTGCAGCGCCGGGTCGCGAACAAGACGTACACGGATGAACCGAAAATAATCATTGAAGATCTTCTAACGCGCTATCCGTGCGGCGTCACGGCTGGCACGATCGCAACCTACGGCTCCCCGATCAATCTCCCGGCAAGCTATGAGAACCTGTTCGACGCGTTGGCGCAGATTACTAAGATCACGGGCTGGAAGTTCAGGCTCAACGCGAATAAGAGTCTTGATTTCGGGCCTGACTTCGGAACGACGCTCGATATCACGATTGAGTTGGACAAGAACGAGATCGGAGCAACGCATGACTACGACTGGTCAAAGATCGATAGTAAGGTGTACGTGGTCGGCAAAGGAGAGGCGGCTGTCCTAGTATCCGAGGCTTCGGATCAAAACACGGAACTGACCTATGGCCTTATCGAGGAAGCCTTCTTGGAGAAAGGCATCAGTGAGCAGGGCACATTGGATTTGAGGGCCGCGGAAATTCTCAACGAACGCAAAGTGACACAAGAAACGATCTCAGTGGATTGGACTGATGTGGATCCGCAAAGTGACATCAACCCGTTCGACCGGGTCACAGTCACAGATCCGGACGCGGTGTTATCCGGTGAATATCACATCTACTCTATCACACGCGACTTGACGAGCGCGGTGAAGGTGAGCCTTGAACTCTCCAATAAGACGGCGACGATCGGCGATCTATTTCAGAGCGTTCGCAAGGACGTGAAAGATTTAGGAGTGGCATAAGCATGGTGAAGTTCGGTGACACAACCCTACCGCATGTGCTGACGATCAAACAACAGGACTCCACGATTCTACAGGAGATTCCGCTTCCCTACCGGCGAACCGCATACCGCAAATGGCTGGGAGGCAAGGGGCTGATGTTCAACATCGGCGGATATATGAAGCCAACCGATGACATAACCCCCAGCATCCTCCGATCCCTCGCGGATGGAGTGCCGCGAGCCCTCGACCTTGAGAGCACTGAATTAGTTCGGCTTGAGTCGGCGCAACGCTACCAGACGGGGCCGCCCGTGGTTTGGACAGATAACACGGCGGAAGCAAAGACCCCTGGCGGCACCCCGTTCACGTTGCTAGGCGCCACATCAGACTACTACTACTTCGGGCATGCGGAAAAATGGAATCAGATTTCATTCGATTTGGACACGTTAGGCGTGTACGGCGTGACGCTGTGGGAATACTCGCGAGGCAACGGTCAATGGGCAACGCTCAACATTGAGAACCTCATCGATCATTTTCCAGGCTCAGAGCTCGACGATACGATCTGGAATCAAACCCGTGGCCCTGCAATCACGGTGGCCGACAGCATCGCCACGCTGAACGCTTCGAGCGACGAGATTGATGTCAACACATACGGCACATATCCGCCGGGCTATAGGACCACGATCATTCGCGCAAAAATGAACGAGACAACCGAGAACCATTTCATATATCCAGTCTGGTTTGACGACAACAACAATATTCGATTATCCTTCGAGAGCAACGGCAACTGCTACTTCGAGGGCGCGGGGGCGGGAAGCTACGATACCAGCTGGCACACATACGTGATTGTTTGGATGCCCACCAAGCTGCTTCTCTACCGGGACGGCCTACTCATAGCAACCTACAACGACCCGAATATGACTTACATTCCGCAGGGCGGCAACGCAGGCGTCAAACTCCAGGTTTACCTTAACGGCAGAATGGATATCGACTATGTGTACGGCAGCCTGAACGATCCAACCAGGTTCTTCTCGCAGGACGGGTCGATCACTCTCACGCCTCCTTCAGATTGGGCGATTGACACGGTGAACGCGATCACGAACAAGTTCTGGCTTCGATGCTCCGTGCCCGCGGTGACAACGGCGGCCACAGTGAATGAGATTTGGCTGCAGCAGATTTACAACTGCTTGATGCTTGACCCGCAATTCACCCTGAACGCGGAAAATTATAAGCGCACCGACTACTCCCTGAGCTTCGCACAGCAGGAAAACCCGTAGGTCTCTTTTTTCCGGATCGTTACACTGCCTAGCGTGAGCTCTCAGGTTGACGCATGCCAGATCAGTTGAAACTGCTGTTCGTATGCCGTGGCCCAAGTCTGGTTGTCAATGATTAGAAGGTTCTCTCGGTTCTCTTCGTTCGCAGCCTGGGACCAGTTGAAGCTGCCCGTAATGATGATGTGGTTGTCGATTATGGCGACTTTGTCGTGCAGAAGCCCGTGGCGGTGATCCACGTGAATGTTGATGCCAGCCGCTTTGAGTCTTTGATATTCTGATCCGGTCCCGTTCACGTTGCTTTCATCCCAAACGATTTTAATGTCCATATCCGGTTTTCTCTGTTTAGCGTTCAGGACAGCGTCGCCGACCGCGTTCAAGGTGAAGCTGTAGATCAGGATGTGGATGCTGGTGTTTGCGCGGTTAATCCAGTAGATGATTCTGCTTGCGCAGTTGCCGCCTGGCGAGAAGCAGCGCTCAAGAAGGTCTTGGGGCTGAACGGTCAAGGTGCTTGTTGCCGTGACTTGCTGTGTGACCGTTTGAATCTGCGTACGAGAGAAGATTCCTCCACCAATCATCACGCCGATTACGAGACCTATGAGCAGCAGAGCCAGAGGCATCGTCCACTTCGGGAGTCCTGGAACTCTCAGTGATGGCAGGGTGGAAGTGCTTCGAGCTCCCAGCGGCGCCATGGCTTGAACTGTTCCGCAACTATCACAGAAACGCATCTCATCATCCAATTGCCGACCGCAGGCATGGCAGATCTTCATTTCTGAATCATCTCAGGTCTCGTTTGCTGTGAGGGCAACAGGGCCTTGAGGCCTGATGCGTCCTGGAGTATGCGCACTGGAACGCCGTGTAGGGCTAAATCTTTTTGGTCTACATCTCGGCTACTTAAATGCGCGTACACCGCAACCGTCTCGGCTCGTCTCCAGCCGTGGCGAATCATCATCTCCCTGTCCGTGAATTGGCTGGCATCTCGGGTTGCGGCTGAATGGCGAAATCCATGCGGGTAGATGGCCCGATTCAGAGCTCGCACCCCAATTCTGTGTACTGCCCGCCAGAAGCCTCCGTAACTTAACGGTTCACCGTACTGGTTGAGCCAGAACTTCGCCTCCGGGTTCCCATGATGCGGATGTTCTTTGAGATATTGTAGAAGTTGCGGCAGCGCCCCGTACACTCGCCTTCGCCTTGTTCCAGTTTTTCCATGCAGCCAAACGAGAGCACTGTACTGGTCGAATTGGACATCGCGAATTTTCATGTTCCATAATTCCCCGCGCCTAGCCCCCGTTTCCATTAGAACCTGGATTAGTAGACGGTCTCGCAGTGACTGGCATGCTTCCATCATGGCTTGCTGGTCTTCGTCACTGTAGACTACTACTCGAGATTCAGGGCGTTTCGGTAGGGGAATTTGCTTCGCGTCGGCTTCTCTTCCGACGTCCTTCAGAACCTGCTTGATGAGTATTACGTAATGCCGTAGCACCGCGCGACCGTAATGTTTGCTGCACTCAGCCAGTCGATGCCTGATCTCCGGTAGACTTGCCGCTGGGATGTTCATGGCGAGGGCTTTCATGTCAGCTCGGTAACGGTTAAGGCTTGTCTCAGCTAGGCCAGCAGCGGCTTTCGCGTCTAACCATTCGATCTGCCAGTCCATGACGGGTAGCAGAGTTTCGGCGGGTTCTTCAAGGTTGATCATTAAAGTGGAAAGGGGGAGAGAGGACGAGAATGACTGCATGACTTCAGCGGTCTTCATCTAAACGCTGTTTAACTCTTGCGGCTAGGAGATGTTTGCAGGGGATGCCGGTTATGC